GGTCCGAGAGTTGATGCTGCGGGCGTACTTGAAGATCTCATAGCACTCCAACTTAAGGAAGGACTTGACATATCGGCTAACGCTAGCTGGTGGTCTCGCTCCTCGATTTTCCTCAAGTGCTCTACGTAATTCAGCCTTTCTCGACTCGGGGTGTGGGAGCTGCTCGATGTAGGTTTCAGACGACGGACGGGTACGTAATGGCGTAAGGTTTTCTTCACACCACCTTTGTGTAAACGCTCGGAGACGTCCGAGTATCTCTCTTGTAGGCGTTGGTGTGCGTCCGATAACCCTCTTCGTAATGGCTTGGATGACGTTCTTAGCATCCGCTCTATCCGGTGATATTGGTGCAAAACCTGGGATTGAGCCATACGGCAATCGTCTATAATTTTTTGACCGGTTGCGCGGTAAAAATCGAGTTTGGGTGATTCTTTCACCTGGCTCAAACTCTGGCGTAAGGTATTCAAGGCCTGATTCGTCAAACCTATATCCCCACGCATAGATCTTAGGGCATCTATCCGCGCATCGGCACCTTCTGGCACAGCGTCGTAAAAACCGTCCAATAAACCTTGGTATGATACGTACTTGAACGAGCCGTCTGCATATTGCTCGTGTAAGTCGTAGCCCCCAGGAGGTGCCTCGTACCCATTTCCCCGCTCCGGCCTAGTTGACAAGAAGAAAAGGATCTGTTCAGTATCATCCAAAATCTCTTGCAACTTATCTGGCGGTAGTGCGATAACGGGGAAATACGCATTCATTTTAGTTCGTGCAGTGTTGACGACAACGTCCTGTGTAACTTGTATACTGTAACTCACACATGAATTAAACAGGACGGGTACGTATTGATAAGTGCGCCTGCACCACAAAAAGGTGCATCGATTAATCAACTCCACGAACAATTCAATAGGGCCGCACAACGCGGCAATGAAAACTATCTTGTACATTGAGAACCAAAACGCGAAGAAACAAGATAGAAAAATAAACCATTTGAAATGCCGCAAAACAGAGAAAGCCTTTTGCAAGTTGAACCAGTCATAACCATTGTGTTTACACATATGGATGACACTCTGGATACAACGCGGTAGCCGCGGATCAGGTTGAACTATACTAAAGCTATGAATGTCAACAATGGCATTATATTGCTTTGTGTTCAC